TCAAATGTAATAAGTTGAAATAATCCATAGGTCTTGAGGTCATAGGTGTCCCAGTCAATAACCATAGTCTATCTACCCCTTTGGCAATATCATTTATAAGTTTGGTTCTTTGGGCCGTAGGATTCTTGATATAGTGTGCCTCATCAACGACCACCAAATCAAAATTGGCAAAAGTAACTTGCGATTCATTTTTTTTCTTAGTGTCATGGAAATTTTTGATAATGTCGTAGTTTATGATAACAAAGTCATGTTCGGTACTGAAACTTTTACCTTCAGATATGAATATTGACCTTTCGGAATAATTTTCAATTTCTCTCTTCCAATTAATTTTTAAAGTAGCGGGACAGATAATCAGAATTTTCTTTGCCCCTGTTTCTAAAGCCGCTATGATAGTAGAGGTAGTCTTACCCAAACCCATATCATCGGCTAATATAAATTTTTTGTTTTCAACAAGTTTTTGGATTGCTTCTTTTTGATGTTGCAATGGTGGTCTGTGAGAATATTTTTCATAGTCTATTACAACATCTTTGACAGAATTGTCTTTTATTATTGCTGCCTTCGGAAGCCAAAAGTCATGAAACTCTTCAGTTTCGAATACTCTTCCCCAAATATGAAAAGCCTTTTCGGTGTCACACAATAACTTTTCGACCCACACCTTATCAGGTATTATAGTATAGAGTTTGTCGTCCGCCAACTTTTTAGCAAAGTATGCATCTAAAATAACCCACTTTTTAGCAACCTTTGGTTGGTTGTTATGATTATTAATAATGTATTCAGATTGACTTCTTGTGGGATAGAATTTTTTATTTATTTGAGACTTTCTTTTAAGTTCGAGTAAATAGTTATTTCCACCTTCATAAGATTCCAATAAGGATAATGCTTTCGATTCCAAACTTATATCCATGTATAAGAAAAATATTTGGTTAAAATATAGTTATAAAGTGAGTATTTATCAATATAACGGAAATCATATAGTATTATGGCAGAAAAGTTGGTTCCAATCACAAGATTAGGTAAGTTCTTCGGGGCGGAAGATTATGGTTTAGATATAGGTATGGGAGAAGAATGGTTAATCGGTGATATGAATTTCACCGTTGTTCTTTACCGTATTGATAGAAGAAAAACAAAAACAGATGATGTTTATGGTGAAGTTTTGGAGGATGGAATACAATTTTTAGCACCAGTCGAATTGAAAGGATTAGTAAAAGTTATGGCTCCTACAAGTAAATTTATTGGTACTTCGAAAGTTGAAATAAAAGAACCAGGTAATATGCAGTTCAGTATTTACCAAAAAACTCTCGATGATTTACAGGTAGAAATTTTCTTAGGAGATTACATAGGATACTATGAATCTGAAGACCGAGTTAGGTATTATGTTGTTAGTGATGATGGATATGTGAAATCAGATAATAAACATACATATGGAGGATACAAACCTTTCTATAGAACGATTGTTGCCACTTATGTGAGTGAAAACGAATTTAGAGGAATATAATGAAATACATTATCACAGAAACACAATTGAAAAAAATAATTGAAGTAGTCTCCAACGGGGAGGTTATTTGTGATAGTTGTGGATGGTCATGGGAATTATCTGATGGAGGAGATGACCCATACTTGTGTCACAAATGTGGACACGATAATTCTAAAGATTTAGACGATAAATAAAATGCCTTTACCAAAACAAGTAAAACCTACATTACCATTAGTTCCAAAAAAAACTTTGTTTGCTAGAAGAGAACAACTTCTTGAATTTATAAACAAAGATGGGACTTATTTACCAAAGTCAGTATTACATGCTGACTTGGATAGGGGTATGCTTGATTTTGTTAAAGAAGATTTACAAGTAATAACGGCAGGGAAAATTATTCCCATGCTCGACATCATCATCACAACACAAAATTGGACACAATACGTAGAGACTGCTTTATTCACTAATCTCGATTTCAATCCTGAACCTCCGTTTATTACTGTGGTTAGACAGCCTGAAGTGAAGTACGGTACAAATCCTTCACTACAATATACAATACCAAATAGAAAACAATTCTATTATGCTTCCGTTCCAACTTGGAATGGGAATGAACAAGGAATGGATATATACACAATACCACAACCTGTTCCAGTTGACATTAATTATAGTGTAAAAATTGTTTGCAATAGAATGAGAGAGTTGAACCAACTTAATAAAATTATTATGCAAAAGTTTTCTTCAAGACAAGCATATACTTTTATTAAAGGTCAATATGTCCCCATCGTGTTACAAAACATTACTGATGAATCACAAATGCAACTCGATTCAAGAAAATATTTTATTCAGACTTATGACTTTACAATGTTAGGTTATTTGATTGATGAAGAAGAGTTTGAGGTTAAACCCGCTATTGCTAGGGTTGCTCAGATTATGGAATTGGATAATACGACTCTTAAAAGGAGAAGACCAAAGTTTCCCGAAAATCCTAACGAGTTTTTATCCAATTTTCTATACATCGTGGGAAATAACACTTTGAGTGAAATAGTCGAATTCAGAGCAAATATGTCTTTGATTGGGTCAACCAACGTAGATAGTTTTGATGTTTATATAAACGGATATTATTTTGGAACTGATGTAAATGAGATTCAGATTTCAACCAATGACATTTTAAGAATCGATGTTGTTAAAACAAACAACTCATTGGAATCAACAATCAAGTTTGATTCAAAACTTGTCTAATCCTCTCCATATATATCTTTTTTCTCTTTACACTTCTCAAAAATAAGATTTTCTAAAAACTTATAAATTTTAATCCCTTTCTTCTCACAGTACTTTTTTAGGGTTTCATGAGCTTCAGGCGATATTTTGATGTTTTTAATTTCTTTGGTCATTTTTATAGGCAGAAAAAAGGTAGAATAAAATCATACTCCTTACAAATAGATATTCAAAAGTCAAGTTTTTTCACTTAGATATGAATATTTATCATTAAAATAAATTTGCAAACAATAATTTTGAACTATGTTTTTTCAAGCAACACAAGTAAATCAAAAGGTATACGTATCGCCTGGAGTATATACGTCTGAAACTGACTTATCATTTGTGGCTCAAAGTGTAGGTGTGACTACGTTAGGTTTAGTCGGGGAAACAATTAAAGGTCCCGCATTCGAACCTATCTTCATCACAAACTACGATGAGTTTCAAGCATATTTTGGGGGCACTGAACCCACAAAATTTATAAACACACAAATCCCAAAGTATGAAGCGGCATACATTGCGAAATCGTATTTACAACAATCCAATCAACTTTTCGTTACAAGAATTTTAGGATTGTCAGGATATGATGCGGGGCCATCATGGAGCATCAAAGTTACTGCAAATGTTGATCCTCTTACAATTGGTTTAAATCCAACATCAGGTACTCCTTGGACTGCAACATTTTCAGGTTCATCTTCAGGAAACACCGTAACATTTACAGGTGGCGCATTACCTCCACAAGTACTTGCTAATTTTAACACACAATATAGAATGTCAGATGGAAGTACATCTACATTGTCCTTGGATTTTACTAATAATCTTGATGATGTAATGGATACTCCTTCATTGTCAGCAAACACCGTTGTTGTTTATGGAGCAATTCCTGAGAGTGACTATTATGATATTACTGCAACTTATTCAAATGTTATAAACCAATTCGCAAGTGACAGTGTTAATTTAGCTACAAATGATTTATCTTCTGACTTGAATGACCCTTGGTATTACGCAAACTTTGATAATACATCAGGTAATGTTTACACAGGATATTCATTCTATTATTATGTTACTTCTTTAACATCAGGAGCATCTTCAACTTTCACAGGTACAATAACAGGTAGGACTTATAATTACTCAGGTACAGCTTATCCTGAATATAACAATATGGTTGTTGCAACTCTTCGTTCAAGAGGTATTTCTTTATTCACGAACAGTGCTACAAGTGATGACCACGGACCAATTTATGAGGTAAGTGGTTTGACTGACTTGACTTTAGTATGTACTAATCAATACTCAGGAGTTACTCAATCTCCTTTCGAGACTTTCTTAATTTCAGGTATTACTAAAGATGCAGATAATTTCTCATTTGAAACTTCTTTATTACCATCATCTTCAAAATACATCACAAAAGTTTTGGGGGTAGACAATTTTGGTAAATCAAGAAACGAAGTACCTGTATATGTTGAGGAAGTTTATGGAAATACTTTAGCTTACGCTTACAATCAAGGATACATCAGAGGATTAAGTTGTGATTTGATTGCATTACCTAGTGCTAGAACTCAAGACCCTCAGTCAATCGCTTACAATGTTACACAATATAAATCTCCAAGTACTCCTTATTTGGTTTCTGAATTAAGAGGAAATAAAGTTTACAACTTATTTAAATTTATTTCAATCTCTGATGGAAACGCAGCAAACGTTGAGGTTAAAGTATCAGTTTCAAACTTGTCGTTCAATAACATGACATTTGATGTGTTGGTTAGAAATTTCTTCGACACAGATGCTAATCCAATTGTGATTGAGAAGTTTACAAACTGTAACATGGACCCAAATTCGAACAACTTTGTTGCGAAGAAAATCGGTTCGAGTGATGGTGAATACGCTTTGATTTCGAGATACATTATGGTTGAAATGGCTGACGAAGCTCCAATAGACGCATTACCTTGTGGTTTCAACGGGTATACTCAAAGAGAATACGCATCAGTTCTGAACCCTTCACCAGTTCCAATTTTCAAAACTAAATACTATTTTCCTGGTGAAGTAATTTACAATCCTCCTTTTGGTGGAATTGCAAACACAACAGAATCTGCTGGAGATATTGTAAGAAGAAGTTACTTAGGTTTCTCAACTCAATTTGGAATAGACGAATCATTCTTACAGTACAAAGGAACTCAAAATCCTTTGAATTGGGTTACATCAATTGTACCTGTTGATGGTCAACCATGGAACTATGTTAGTAAAGGTTTCCATATGGACTCAGGCGCTACAGTTGTTACAATATCGAATTCTTATTTGACCTCAGGTCAGACAGCTTTCGAATGTGGTGTGGCTGATTTTACCAGTGACCCTGAAACTCAAGAAAACCCTTACTACTTTATCTACTCTAGAAAGTATACAGTATGTTTTGCTGGTGGATTCGATGGATGGGACATTTATAGAGAGTTCAGAACCAACCAAGATAGATTCCAATTAGGTGCAACAGGATTCTTAGCGGGAGCGTCAGCTTCTCAGAGATATCCAAATGCAACAGGAGATGGTTTATTCAAGAGAATAGTTGTTCAAAACAATACTCAAGATTTTGCAAACACTGATTACTACGCATACTTACTAGGTATTCTCACATTTGCAAATCCTGAATCTACAAACATTAACGTGTTTGCAACTTCGAGTATAGATTATGTAAATAACTCTAACCTTGTTGAAGAGGCAATTGACATGGTTCAATTCTCAAGAGCTGACTCAGTGTACATTGCAACAACACCTGACTATCAAATGTATACTCCTGACGCAACAAATTCTTTGGATATAATCTATCCTCAAGAAGCGGTTGATAATTTGGACAACACTGGAATTGATTCTAACTACACAGCGACTTACTATCCATGGATATTAACAAGAGATACTGTAAACAATACACAAATTTACATACCACCAACTGGTGAAGTTTGTAGAAACTTGGCTTTGACAGACAATATTGCATTCCCTTGGTTCGCATCAGCGGGTTACACAAGAGGTCTTGTGAACTCCATCAAAGCAAGAGTGAAACTCACTCAAGAAGATAGAGATACTTTATACCAAGGAAGAATCAACCCAATTGCAACTTTTGCTGATGTGGGAACTGTAATTTGGGGTAATAAAACTCTTCAGGTCGCAGATACTGCACTCAACAGATTAAACGTTAGAAGATTGTTACTTCAAGCACGAAAGTTGATTTCAGCTGTAGCGGTAAGATTGTTGTTTGAACAAAATGACCAAATAGTTAGACAACAATTCTTAGATAGCGTTAATCCTATTTTAGATTCAATTAGAAGAGACAGAGGTCTTTATGACTTCAGAGTAACAGTGTCTTCTTCTCCTGAAGACTTAGATAGAAACACATTAACAGGAAAGATATACTTGAAACCTACGAAAGCTTTGGAATTCATTGATATTGAATTCTTCATCACACCAACAGGTGCTTCGTTCGAAAATATCTAAATTAAAAATAAGGGGGACATTGTCCCCCTTTTAGCCAAATGAAAAGATTGTTTACAGAGGGGTTTGTAAAGGAGGGATCACCTGACCTAAAATATTATGCGTTTGATTGGGACGATAATATAGTACATATGCCTACAAAAATATTACTCAAAGATGTTAATGGAAGAGAGGTAGGTATGTCCACGGATGATTTTGCCGAGTTCAGACACATAATAGGTAGAGAACCTTTTGGTTACGAAGGTACTACAATAGTAGATTACGCTGAAGAACCGTTCAGAAATTTCAGAACTCAAGGAGATAAAGATTTTTTAGTGGATGCTATGAGAGCAAGAACAGGACCAGCTTTCGATGATTTCAGAGAAGCTATTAACAATGGGTCCATTTTTGCAATTATAACTGCTAGAGGTCACAATCCAGAAACAATAAAACAAGCAATTTATAATTATATTATAGAGGGATTCGGTGGAATAGATAAAGATGAACTTGTCAAAAACTTAAGAAAATATCGATCTTTTGCTGGTGAAGGGGATATGTCTGACGAGGAATTAATAAAGTCATATTTAGAACTTAACAAATATCACCCCGTATCTTTTGGGGATGAACAAGGAGCGGTCAACCCTGAAGAAGCAAAAGTAGAAGCGATGGAAAATTTTGTCAACTACATCAAAGGAATGGCCGCAGTATTAAACAAAAAAGCATTTCTCAAGAAAGATATTGCTAATAAATTTAATCCACATAAATTATCTATAGGTTTTAGTGATGATGATCCTAAAAACATAGAAGTAATGAAAAAACATTTTGAAAATAAACCAGATAATATAGTAAAAACTTATTCTACTGCTGGAGGATTAAAGCGAGAAGTTAAATAAGGATAATTCCACCAAAAAAAAAGTAAATAGAAAAATTTTTGAGGTTGGATATATTTATCAATAAAATAACAAAAACAAAAAAAATTTAAACACATGGCTGATTTATTAATGAAAATGCCGATTCCTTATGAACCAAAACGACAAAACCGTTTTATCTTAAGGTTTCCTTCCTCACTTGGTATAAATGAGTGGTTTGTTGAGTCATCAGCAAGACCACACATACAAATAGTATCTACTCCGATTCCTTTTTTGAACACATCTACTTATGTAGCTGGTAGATTCGAATGGCAAACAATACCAGCAGTATTTAGAGATCCAATTGGACCATCTGCGGCACAAGCTTTGATGGAGTGGGTTAGACTTCATGCTGAATCTGTGACTGGTCGTATGGGTTATGCTGCGGGTTACAAAAAAGATGTCGACTTAGAAATGTTGGACCCAACAGGTGTTGTCGTTGAAAAATGGATATTGTACGGAACTTTCCTAACCGATGTCAATTTCAACACTTTGAATTACGGACAAGACGGATTGGCAACAATCAACACTACCCTAAGAATGGATAGATGTGTTCTTGTTTACTAAATTCTATTTATTAAAAACATTTTTGATTTATATTTAACCGTAAAGAAATAAACTTTACGGTTAAATTTTTATATGGACAATCAAGCAAAAGAATACGGACAATCAAATTTTTCACTACCACATGACGTAGTGCCTTTACCATCTCAAGGTTTTTTTTATAAAAATAAGAAAAAATCATTAAAAGTGGGATACTTGACAGCCAATGATGAAAACATTTTAATGGCGGCAGGTAATGACATGACTCAAACTTTATTACGTTCCAAAATTTATGAACCCGAAATAAGAGTTGAAGATTTGTTAGAAGGTGACGTTGAAGCAATTTTGATTTTTTTAAGGAATACTGCTTTCGGACCCGAAATGGAACTCAATTTAGTTGATACAGTAACAAGAAAACCTTTTAAAACAACCGTATTGTTGGATGAGTTGGATATTATCAAAGGTCAACAACCTTCAGAAGACGGAACTTTTACAACAATATTACCCAAATCCCAAAGTACAGTTAAATTAAAACCTATGTCATATGGAGAAATTTTGGAAATTCAACGTATGTCTTCAACGTATCCCGAAGGAAGAACCGCTCCGAAAGTAACATGGAGGTTGAACAAACAAATTGTTGAAGTAAACGGAATCACGGACAGAGGAGAAATAGCAAAATTTATAGATCAGATGCCGATTGCAGATTCTAAATTTATCCGAAAATTCTTGGATGATAATGAACCGAAGTTAGATTTAAAGAAAACAGTCACAACCCCGTCAGGAGAAAAACTAACAGTAAATGTTGGGTTCGGGGTTGACTTTTTTCGTCCTTTCTTCTGATTATAGAAAAGGACAAATAGATGAATTCTATTTTTTGAAGACTCTTTTGAATGTATCTTATTCTGATTTCTTAATAATGCCCATCTTTATAAGAAAGTATTTGTTGAATAAATGGATGGAGTTAAACAAAAAGGACTGAAAATTCAGTCCTTTTGTATTTATATGTATAGTTAAAAATTATGTTTCAAAATACACCAACAACACCTGCGGCGGGGGGAGTATCGGGAGATGCTTTGGGAGCAAAAAAAATTGATTTATTAGAATCACAGAAGGCACTCTCCGAATTCAGTAATGATATTTTAAGAACTTTTACTCAAGGGAGAGAAAGGATTTTTGAGTTACAAAAATCGTTAGTCGATGCTCTGCCAAATGTTAGAAGACTTGGTGGTGACTTAAAAGATGTATCAGCAATAATAAGTGATGTAGCTCAAGCTTCAAGGAGGAACGTTGTTGCAACTTCAGAAGAAGTTGAAAAATTATATGCGGCATCGAAAGTTTTAGGTACAAGTGCAGAATCTTTAGCTAATAGTTTTCTTGATGTTGGTATTGGTATAGAATCCATACCAAAGGCACTCGAAGAATCTATGCAATATGTACAAAGCATAGGGGGAAATGCTAAACAGGTTTTTGGTGATGTTTCAAAAAACATGGACCAAATGAACCGTTTTCAGTTCGAAGATGGAGTAAGAGGATTAACTAAAATGGCGGCACAAGCATCTATGTTGAGATTTGACATGGGTGAAACTTTTAGATTAGCTGACAAAGTTTTAACACCAGAAGGTGCTATTGAAACCGCAGCAGCATTCCAAAGATTAGGAGTTTCAGCTGGAAATTTAGTTGACCCATTTCAATTGATGAATCAATCAATCAATGACCCTTCAGGTTTACAAGACAGTTTGGTTGAAGTTGCAAAACAATTTACATATTTCGATGAAAAAACTAAAACCTTTAAGATAAATCCACAAGGGGTTTTAACACTTAGAGAGTTACAAAACCAAACAGGAGTTTCGGCAAGTGAGATGACTAAACTTGGTTTGGCGGCGGCTGAAGCAGATAAACGTTTATCTGCAATAGACGCCGCGGGTCTATCCATAGTAAATGAAGAGGACAAACAATATTTGGCTAATATTGCTAAAATGGAGGGAGGAACTTATAAAGTTACTTTGGAAGATGGAACGAAAAAAGAATTGTCAGAATTATCACAACCTGAATTTGACAAACTCATTCAGGAACAGAAAGAGGGACCAAAAACTTTAGAGGAAATTGGAAGAGAACAACTTAGGACTGATGAAATAATCGCAAATGATGTTGCAGCTATATTAGGGGTTCTCGTAGGTGGTGCATTGACCAGTGATACTTTTCAGGATGTGAGTGAGGGTATTCGTGAAACTGCTGAAGTAATAGGTAGAGTTGGTGGTCAAGCAGTCACAGCTGAGGAGGTAAGAGACATGACAGACCGATCCGCTGCAGATTTGAAACAAGGTTTAGCCGAAAAAATTGCTTCGGGTGCAAGTGCAACTGATATCGAAAACTTATTGATTTCAAATGCTGAAGGTATTTTCGGTGAATTACAATCATCTTCTTTGGGAACCATTAAACAAGCTGCTGGAGATATATCTGCAGAACTTGGGAAAAATGTTTCAACGGACACAGGACGTGCAATTTCTGATAATTTAGGGCCACTTTTAGACAGTTTAGCTGGTAAATTAATGAACCAAAACATTCAACCTATAGAAAATAAATCTCAGAACGCAACACAAAGTCAAACTGGAACTAATGTCACAGTCGGAGGAATCTCGGCAGGCGACGAATCATTGACCAAAACTGTTAGACAAAACGTACAACAAAACTCGAATGTTTCTGTTAATGGAAATTTAAATATTAATCACAATTTTACTAACCCACCAGCTAATACAACACCACAAGAAAAAGAGAATTGGATGAAAATATTCCAACAAGTTGTAAATGAACAAAGTTTCAGAAATTATATCATGGATATAAGTGATTCAGAAAATCCATTGAAGCCAACTGCATCACCTTACTCAAGTTGATAATAAAAAACATTAAGATTCTATTTATTAAGAAAAATATAAATGGCAAGTCCGTTATTAGATTTAGCAAATACTGAAGGGTTTAGAAAAAAACTTTTGACAAGGAATTTGACTCCTTATGCTAAAGCACCAAATAGACCAACTCAACCAATAGATACGGAATATATCCAATCAGATTCTTCAGTACAAGATAGTCCTGACAAATTGATTGACGAGCCTTCTTTTGCAAATAAATTATTCCCTCTAAATCAATACGGTAATCCTGGTGGATATGAACAAGTACCCGATCCAGGTCAGTTGTTAAATACCAAATCAAACGAAGGTATTTACAATTATCAAGATGCGAACATAGTACAACAAGGTAGTGAGGAATCACTTAGGTGGAAACCACTGAATGTTTTTTCAAATGGTAGTGAAACTGTATTAGACAGTGCAGAATTTTTCGATTCATTGTCACGTCCGTTGACGACAAATACCTCTAACAATCAACCATATCCAACGACATTTGTATCATCGACCTATAGTCCTCTATCTATTTTACTTTCTCCCGATCCAAGCGGTAGTAATGGATTGTTGAGTCAAGACTCATTTATTGCAAGACTCGGTGCTCAAACTTTAAGAAAAGAGTTTGAGGATAGAATTGCAGCCCAAATACGACAAGATACACTCGGAAGAGCAAATATTTTGAACGTATCAAGTGGTACTGACATTGTAAATATACTTACAGGGGTTGTACCAATCATAGAACCCAATTACACAATCACTGTTACGGCTAATCCGATTCTTGCGGCAACTAATTTTGCTTTGAGACTTGGAGGAAGTATTCTACCTGTATCTCCAATTCCTGGTTCATACTTTGACAAAAATATCACTTTAGGTCAACCTACAACTATCCAACAACTATCAAATGCTTTTAGACGAAGTGGTGTTGGGAAATTTTTTAACCGTTTAATGGGTGGAGGAGAGACTGGATCTCAAATCATGTTTAATAACATGGGAGCAGGTCAAAGGTCTCGATTGTTCAAAAACATAGATTTCAACCGATACAAACCGAATTTTCCAAGGAACTTTTTCCAAAGATTGGGTGGAACTTTGTTGGGTACAGTTTCTGACAACAGTAACTTTTATGTTGGAAATATTAACTCCAATCCATCTCAAGTATTTTCACCAGCAGGAGATGTTCCTGTAAATCAATTCGGAATCGAACAACAATCTCCAGTATATGGACCTTCTGAGTTGGCACAACTTTATTAAGGACCAAGTCAATCAATTAAGTT